ACCTGTGGCTCCAGTTGCACCTGTAGCTCCAGCTAAAGCTGTAGCAGTACCCCATGAACCATTAGTTTTAGGTCCAAAGATTTCATTGTCAGATGTGTCAATATATACGTCACCTTCTTTACCAAACCCTTGATCTGGATCTCCAGAACCATTTAAGATTGCTGGTTTGTTTTTAGGGTTAGCTTCGTCATTTATCTCTTGTTCAAAAAATAAATTCTGCTCTTGGTTTGCATTTAAATCAGCAGCTTTAATAGCTCCACCAGCACCAAACACTCTGTGTGCAGTAGTTACATTAGTATCTCTGTAAATTAATATCTTTACACCAGTTAAAGGTGCACCACTAAGATTCCCTGATGTTACTTGAGTATTAGTTTGAAATGTAGTTGGAGTACCAGTTATTGGTTTAAATTGTATAGAAGCAGGGGTGGCTATTACATCGTATTCAGTTGTCGCTAAAGTCTTACCATTAAGTGAGACTTTAATATTTTCAGTTTTTGTAGGTTCAAAGTCAAAAGAAAAATTTAATACAGGAGTTTGACCCGCTATTCCTTTAGACCCATTACCTGTATGAGGTTGAGTTGTTAATGTAGCCATTATTTTATTTTTTATTTAACTTCTAAGTTTTCATTATGTAAGCGAGTGCATAATATGGTGGTAAGTTTTTATTTGTTACTGACTCTCCATTGGTTGGGTCATTCATACTGAATACAGTACCGGGATATGAACCAGAACCACCATAATTAATTGTGTTTGCCGCTCCACCAAGATGGAATAATCTACCAGAATCTACACTTGTCGGGTGAGTATGATTAGGAACTATTGCATCTGCCTGTCCACCAGTAGCATTTACAGAATAAGTACTGCCAGAGCCAACAATAAATCTATCTCTTAAATCAGGCGTACCATTCTGCCCATCGCACAAAGCCCAACCAGTTGGCGCAGTAGTTCCTGTGTACATCAGAATCATTCCTGTGACAAATGAAGTAGGTACTTGAGCTACAGTTATATAGTTAGTGTCGTTAGTAAATGTTGAAAGGTTTGCTCCAGTATTAGCTTTACCAGCTACAGCGGAGAGAGTCGTATTAATTGAATCAGCTAGTTTATCTGTTGTTATTGCATCATCAGCTACCTTACCTGTTGTGACAGCAAGGTTATTTATATCAGAAGTCTTAACTTCTAAATCTAAAATTTTATCTGATGTTATTGAATTATTTGCAATATTAGATCCATTTATTTGTACCGCAGATCCTGAGCTACCTAAAGCTAAATTGTTAACAGCTTCTCTAGCTTCCTCAGCTAAATATAAAACTTGTTGATTTGATTTATTTAAATCATCTGCTTTGATAGCTGACCCAGATTGAAACGTATGTTCTAAGTTATTACCATCAGTCTGTCTAAATATTCTTACAGTTCCTGTTCCTCTAGTTGTAGTGGAATTAAATAATACATAAGCATTACTACTTCCAGCCTGAGAAAAATTGTGTATTGTGTAATCAGTGGTAATTGCTTTACCTACATTATTTACACTTACTTGTATTTCATTTGCAGATAAAGAGGGAAAAGTAAATGAATAACCTAGATTGTTTGTATTAGAAACATCACCGTTTCCTGTGTATGTTATTTGTGCCATTTATCTGTACGGTAGTAGTAAATTCTGTGCGTTATTAATCTTGTCCTTATCTTTAAAGTCTTGAGTTAAATTTAAAGTCTGTACATTCTGCATATTTATACGCTTATCTTCTTGATATAGCTGTAAAGCTTCAGGATCATTTTGTACTTGAGACCAAGCTTTACGTCTAGCATCCATAAATAATGTATGTATTATTTTGGTATGAACGTATGCTTTCCTAGGATCTATTTCTTTTTTACCAGCTCGTAAATCAGCTCGCATTTGATTTATTGAACTTATAATCTTTGGATCTTTAGCAAGTTTATTAAATTTAGCTTCAAGGTTTTGATCTCCAATAGCTTTCATGAATTTAGATCTAAGACGTGGAGAATCTTTAAGACTTATTCCATCGGGTGATGAAAATACAGACAAACTCACGTCATAACCGCTATTAAATAAAAGTTTTCTACCTTCATTTTGATCTAAATTGATATAGAAAGGACTAAATGCATTAAACATACGAGTCGGAAAATCCCAATCTCTTATTGGTTGACCGTTTAGCATGTCATATTTACTAGGTAAACCACCATCTGGATCTAAACCTTCAGTCATTAAATTTCTATTTCTAACAGCATCCCAAATACCGCTGTTCAACTCTTTCATAGCAGGGTTTATTACTTTACCAATTTCATTTCTCAATGAAGAAAGTGGTATTTGATTATTACCTAAACCAGCAATAATTTTTTCCCAACTTCCAGGTTGTCCACTAAATAGTTCGACAAACTGTTGTATACCAGCTAAGTAAGATTTACTGGAAACAGCTTGTGCAACAACTAAACCTAATTTTTGGTATTGATCCTTTGTCCATTCCTCACCCATTAATTGGTTGTAATCACCAATATCTGCAACAGTTGAAAGTAAAAGGTTAAATGGTTCAAATGAGTCATAACTTACTTGAACACCACCAATAGTTATTGTTCTTGGTTTATATCCTGAGTTAATCCAAAACTGCCTTTTTTGTCTATCAGCTGGTCCATTACCAGTAAGATTGCCATTCATAAAGTGCATGGCAGCCATTGATATAACTGATGTACCAATAGCTAATCGTCCAGCTTGTAAGGCTTTAGCATTTGCTAAATCTTCTACTGTTTCTATTCCATACTTTTGTAGACCTTTTAAATTATTAGGGTTTGCAAAAGCTATATCATTCCATTCTTTAACAAATAAATTAAATACAGGAGTATGTTTAGCAGTTAAAGCTAACCCGTTAACCCCAGTTCTTGCAAACAAAAAGAATGGTTTAGCCCAAGGCATTGCTTCAAAAGCATTATTTAATGCAGCTGAAAACCCAGTTAAATCTGTTGTCAATGTAGCTTCTTCTTTAGCAAAAATAGTTGCAGCTTCTGTTATGTTTCCCTCTACATCTGTTATTTGTGAATAGAATCTATCTTGTGCATTCTTTAATAAGTCTGGCGTTATTTCAGTAATATTTCCTTCGCTAAATTGATCCATAGCAAGTCGCATAGCCTTTTCTTTAGCTCTAGATCTAGCCAATATATATCCAAAAGTGTCATCAGTCGCAGCCATAATCTTTGTAGAATAAGTAAGAAACTTATTATCATTTAAAGATCTAGCCATGTTTGCTAAATAATATGCACCTTGATCTCCAGCATCTGCTCTACCACTATTTTCTATCCAGTCTCCAAGCATAGCCCATTGTTCATCACCACGTGCTCGCTGTTGGAATCTAGTTTTTATAGTAGAAATATCTCCTGACCAGTAAGCATTTAATTTAGTAGAAAATACTTTCCATGCTTCAGGGATAGATTCAATCATGCCACTCATAGCAGCCAATGAAGCTCTTTGTGTAGCCTTATCTCCTCTCATGGTTGCACCTATGATTTGGGAGAAAGGTCTAAGGAACGTAGCTGAACCAGTACCCATAATTGCTCTAGCAGCTGTTTTAGGTCCACTAAGAACACTGTTAACCATTACACCTTGCAGTTCTTTTATAAGAACACCAGTTTTTGTTTCACCGTCTAGTTCACCACCTTTAAGCTTTCTTTTAATCCACGCATCAAAGTCATCAAAGTTATGAATATCATTACTCATCGAGACTGTTTCATAATACGCTTTAAATAAAGAATCATCTGGATTATCGCCAGCATATTTAAAAGCTACTTGATAGGCAAGTTTTGTTTGTTCTATCTCAGCATTTACCTTATCTTTTATATTTACTTTTACTCGTGGATCTCTTACATCAAATCCTTTTAAATGTAATCCAGCTGTATAAGATGATTTTTTACGTTGAATAATTGCACCTACAAGAGTGTCATATAAAGCTTTAGTTGGACCATCTACATCTGCTAAATCTGCAATTTCAAATAGTTCTCTTCCAGCTATACCATGATCTCTAGCTTTTCTAAATAATGCTCCAATTACAAAGTCAGCAGCTATAACGTCAGTATTATTCCATACTTTTACACCTTGAATAGTGTCGCTTCTTGCATCAAAAGCAGCAAACATGTCAGGGTCTAAATCTTCTAACCTTTCTCTGCCATGCATTACCTCATGTGCTCTTCTGATAGTCTCGTAGAATTTATCTCCTAACGATTGACCTTTTTTTAAAGCAGTAATCTCAGCTTTAATTCTTGCCTCTGACATAAACGGCTTCATAAGATCAACCATTTCTTTTTCTGCAATATCTGCACTTTCAGAAATGTTTTCTATTTGACGTTGTGTAAATGGACTGTCAGTAGAACCATGTTGAGAACCCCAATCTGTATCTATTTTTCGTTTTTGAAAATAAACATCAGCTGGATTACCAGTAGAGTTTGGAGATGCTTGCCAAGGATCAGAAATAGGTTTGTTTTTATAACCACCATATTGTCCTCTCATTGTTTGAGCTTGCAGTGCAGCTTTTTCTCCTATTTGTGCGTTGACATTTTGTTCTCTTGAAAGTGCTTTTTGATATGCAACATCATCACCACTAGGTAACTGATTAGATTCAGGTATTATTTTTCCGTCACGACCTCTTATTTTCTTTACACCTTTACCTAACACAATACTCACACCATCAAACAATGCTCCAATACCCATACCTTCTACAACATTTTTCAATGTTTTCATGGCAGGGTGATCGTCTTCTTTAGTAGATAGTGGTGTGTCAATAAAATTAAAACGATCTCTTAAAATACCTAGACCGTTATCTTCTTGGCTGTATTTGGACATCACATCAGAGGCAGCACCAATAGCAGCACCTCTTAATAATGTTCCACCAGCTCCAGTCGCAGCAGCAATACCACCTAATCCCGCAGCCTTTAAAGCCACAATACTAGCTGGAACCATAGAACCAAAATGGACTAAGCTTCTTAATGCACCACCCCACCATGTTTTAGTTTCTATAGGGTTAGCGTCATCTACAAACCAGTCATCCCATTCAGCTCCATAACCTTCTTCTGTTTGCTGTTCTTCTGCCATTTCACCACTGAACATATCAATGGCTCTTTCAGGTAAGGTGACTAAAGAGGATGCAGTATCTTGCAATCCGCCACCAATGGCAGATCTGATTTCCTTAGAAATCCCTCTTATACCACCTCCACCTTCTTTGTTACGTGGATCTTCAAACTCAGCCGTAGCCTGTTCTTGTTGTTGTAGGAGAAGTTGATCTTGCTCTCTTTGTTGAGCTTCAATCTTTTCATTCTCCTCATATAATTTATTAAACTCAAGTTCAGAATCCTGAATAGCTTGAGCATCAATGTCAATCTGATAATCAGAACTCATAATGCATTACCGTAGTAACTAAATTTTTCTTCTTACTTTGTCTCTATCGAGATATTCGTTTATTTCCCCTTCAAATGGTTTCTTATTACCTGTTGTAAATACACCTCTTTCTATCCATTGATCACCATTCCAAACTATAAAAGTATCTTGATCAGTTCTCTGCCAATCACCTTTGCGAGGTTCAAGCTTACCTAATTGTGGAGTTTGTAAAATGTCTTGTTGCATCTCAGGTGAGAGATTCATAAAGTCCTCTGTTGAAATTTGACTTGCAATAGCAGAAGGATCTTCTTTAATCATTTTCTCTACAACTGCTTGTGCTTCAGGAACTAAGAAAGAAATCTCATCGTAGTCAATCTGTGCATCATCTTTAAATGCTTCAATCTTTGCTCTAGCAACTTTAGCTGGAGATGGATGATGAGATAAATAAAACTGAACGTTTGGATCAAGCTTTTCATATGCCAATAAAAGATCTGACTTAACAGGTGCTTCTAAATCATTCAATTTGTTGTAAATTTCCAGCTGTTTATATTGGAGTTGATCTCCGTTAACACCAGGTATTTTGTCCGCAAGTTGTGTATAGAACAAATGTGTTTGACCTTTTGGTAGCTTAGTAGCTTCTTTCACAACTTCCTCAGTTCCAAAAATAATACCTGTATGAATTATGTTTGGATCAATAATTTTTATATGATCTTCAGCTTTACTTAAATCTAAATTTCTTTTTTTATTTGCATCCGTATTAACAACTAAATTATCGTAGACACCAGCAAATGTTTTTCTCTCTATATCTTCTAATGCTTTAATATGTGCATCTATTGGACTATCAGCTGTTTGTATATGTTTAGCGTATAAAAGTGGATATTCACGTTCAGCATTTTGTGTAATGTTAATCCATTGATTAGATTCCCTGCCAGGAGCCACACCTGCTTGTTTAGCATGTTTGGTAGCATACCCACCTATTTGTGTTTTTGCTTGGCTTACTAAATCTGTTGAAGGTGTTAGTGTATTTCCTTCAGAAATTCTAGACATGTATTGTTCTTCAACAAAAGGATTGTTTAGTTTTTCAACTTCTTCTTTTGTGACTGGAATACCTTTGTCAATCTTTTCATCTAACATTGCACGATGAAGTATGTCATCAGCTTCTTCTTTAGATAATCTATTTTTTACAGAATCAGGTAAATTACCTCCACCTTTACCAATATCCCAATTAGTTTTCACGTAGTTGGCATATTCTACTTTGGTCATTCTGCCACTATCAGCTTCAATCTTATCTGCTTCTTGTACAAAACCTTTTGCATAAAGTGTTTTTTCTTGTGTAATTTGATCAAATGATGTTTTTCTAAGATTTTCAAAATTTTCTAATACACCTTGTGCCCAAACTTCACTCTCTGCACCACCACCTAATTTATCAATAAGCAGTTTTCGCTTATCACCTTTAGCAGTAATCTCTTGAAATATAACACTTTCAAGTTTATCAATAGGCAATACACCTTTTTCAACAGCCATCATAGCGATGTTGATACTAGCTCTATAACCTCTAGCCATGTTGCCGTCATAGAAAGCTGCATTAAATGCAACGGTATCATTAAAAGCTTTTACAGGATCATCACTATTTAATGATCGTACAACTTCACCGACAATACGGTTTTGTTCAAGTGCTGTATTTTTTTTAGCTAGGTCTGTTCCTTGTTTTTGTAGAAAATTATTTTTTAAAGGATTTAGTTTATCTTCTAATCTAGCTTTAATATATCTTTCTTTAAAGCCTTGTTTTTTTAAATTAGATATAACTTCTGTTTCCCATTCTTGGTAAGCAGCTCTATATTCTGCTGGATCTTGAAAACTATCTGGATAATATTTTGTGAGATGTGTATTTAAACTTGCTGGTAAACCTTGTTTAACATCAAAAATAAAATTATCTCTATCTCTAGCTGAAGTAAAATCTTCTCTAAAGATATTGTAAGATTCATTGTCTTCATTATCTAATGCAGCTTTTTTTAAATATTGTCCCCTTTTTTCTGTATCAAAAACTTCGTCAAGACTTTCACTAACACCTGTAGTATCAGCTTCGTCATATCCTTTCTTTATATTATTATCAAAACTTCTTTCCTGTAATCCTTCAACCATTGCTTTGGCTTTAGGGGAGAAGTCAATTAATGCTTTAGCTAACTTTAATGGCATTGCAGCATTCTGTTCTCTTCTTCTGTCGTTTTCTCTTTCTAAAGCCTCAGCTCTATCTGCACTTTGATTAAATCTATCAAAGCCTCTACGTAATGCGGAAGCAAAGTCAGGTGCTTCTTCAAAATTAAAATAACTGTTACTCATTACCCCCACCAATTAAATCCTGAACTACCACCAGCTGTTGCGATGGATGTACCTATAGACAAAGCATCCATAAACATGGCTGCACCTACACTCTGCATAACAGGTTGTGGTGGTGCTACGTCAGGTTGTGGATTAAATGCGATGTTTGCATATGACTGTTCTCTAAAACCTTGTAGCTTAGATACTTCAGCAGAGGTTTGACGTTCTAACTTAATATCATCCAACATTATTTTTCTACCCATTGCATTTACTTGTCTTCCATAGTCTCCATATTCCATAGTTTTTAATCTCTCTACAGAACGACCAGTAGCTCCTGATGCGATTAGGTTTGATGCTTCACTATCTTTTAATAGTTGTTTATATAAGCCTTCATACTTTAACTGAGCTGTACCTCTTGCAAGGTTCATATCCTCTTGCTTTTTAGCATAAGCTTGAGATTGAGCTATTGCAATATTATCTGAGTCAGTTTGGTATTTAACTTTTTGAGCGTTATATATTGCAATTTCTTGCATCCAATTACGTTCTCTACGCTCGATTTCGTATTGGTATTGTCTTTTAGCGTTAGCATTAGCTGTTCTCGCTTGTGCTCCTAAACACACGGCAAAACTCCATAAAGGATAAATTATTGGGTCCGTGTTTTAATTCCCTTAAAAATTTGAACCCTAGGAATCTGAGTAGTTTTATATGAACTTTGTTTCGTTTATCAACGATGTTCCAAAGCAACTTCTCTTGTCTACTTTCCACATATCT